GGTACCTCTGCCTGACTCAACGACGTCTCCGCGACTCCCACCCTCACGGATGTGATCAACGAAGGCATCGATGCCATTGGGTCTCAACCCTACGGATAGCTCCCGCACACTTCGGTTCTTAGCAAGAGCTTTCGGCTCCGCTTCGTTCCGATAGTGATCGGTGTTGCTATACAAGAATTGGACGTATCTCCAATGGACAGAGCCGTTCCTAGCGTTAGGTTTTAGCCTAGCCGCGGGGAACTGCCACTGCTGCCAGTGAACGTGCCAAGCTACCAACTTCGAACGATGGGCTTCATCGGGTGTTACCCAGATATACTCATCGCCAAAAGTTGGCTCCACACCGCGAAGGTGTATCTCGACAATAGAAGGAATAAGTGACCGTACGAGCCGAAGGGAATCGTCAAGATCCCCAGGCTCGAATTTTTCGGCCACCATCTTCAAACCATTATGGAGGTGAATTAAATCACGAACGCTTGCTAGGTCCCGTTTAAAGTAAAACGGGCGCACGTCGACTCCGTTCCAGAAGTCTTTCCCACAACTCTCACGAAACGGGCCCGACACGAAACTCTTATCGAGATTCAGTTGGAACCCGCTGTAGCGGAGTATTGCGGTAAGGAGTGCGGAATCACAAGCGGGGACAATTATGTCATCCCCGTACACTGAGACATAGGCGTACTTGTACGCCGGGCCAAAAGTGTCGCGGAACCATTCACTAGTTCCGTTGTGATCCGAACACGCTTGCGAGAGAGCCAAGAAAATCAGGCTCTCCAACTCAAACGTGAAGCCGTTCCCCATTGAGGAGAACTTAGCCCACTCCCAGGACTTTCCGAGGTACGACCCTCGGGGCGATCGTAACACATTGAGTAGCTCGAACCAATCACTTGGTAAGAGTTCTCTAACAAGTTCGATCGCGAGGGTGTCGCTGGCCATTCGCAAGTCCAATGTAACTGGGTCTTTAGACCCGTGCTGCATTGAACCGACTTGGGCCAAAGATTGGTTATGCGTCTGATCTCTCAGATTGCAGCCAACGTGGTTTAGGACCATTTTCAGGTGGTCCCCCACACCGAGTTGAAGAAAAACATTCATCTCGGCCTCGACACTTATTGAACGTTTTGTCGTTGCGTCTTTATTTACAAAGGTTACTTCATTACTTGCAGCTATTGTTACGCTCTTGTCGGCGAGACGCAACCGCGTCTCGTAAGGAATGCAGCTCACGCTGTGTTCCAATCCGATGAGGCCCTCGCTTATAGCGAGTGCCCGGATCCATGCGTCAGATGACGCTATGGCTTTGACCGCGTACCAATAAGCCCCTTGCGTGACGGTATAACCGTCCTTCGCAAACTTGAAGTAAGGTGTTGTGAAGGGTCTTTTCAAACCCACCACACCCCCGGGGCCGTGCCTTGCACCTATCGTCGACATCAACTCGCCAACAGGGCCTAACCAATCCTGGATTTTTCGCCGCGCGAGGTGGAATACCTCGTGAACGGGAAGCCGGTTAAATACCGGCCGTCCGGAATGATCAAAGTTCCTGTAGTGCAACAGGCGTCGATTTGTGATCCTACAGAGCCTTTCGGCCTCGTAGAACCGCTCGACGCCCTTTGCTAAAGGGTCGATGCCGCGAATAGGAAGTTCGGTTTTCGCGAACAAATTAAGCACAGTAGACGCAGCCAGGTAGCTGCGCGTGTCTCCGTACTTCTGTGGAGACGACCACTGTTTCCTTAGATCTAGGAGTTTAGCAAGGTCTTTTTCCGACACAACCTGTTGGATTGCATCATAGACCTCAGCTCCAAGATATTTGGAAAGGCACAAACTTACGCTATCTAGGACGAGAGGCCATATGGCCCCCCGGACTTTCTTTGGGACTTTTTGGTCCCAAATTAGCGAGATCTCCTTGGCAAGAGTCTTCTGCCCTTTCGACATGCGCTCAGGCGGAGCTGTGAAGCTCAACCTGGGTTTATGACTATGGGTTTTGGACCTTTGCTTCGGGAGCAACTTGGGGCCTTTCGGCTTTGGGTTGCGCACATTGGCTCCTGTTCATGACCATGTCCCGCAGTTGCGGGACACCGAAGTAACCCGTGAGGGTTACGGCGACGATCGCGCAAGGCTTTTTCAAGCCTCGTTTGATCACGACTGCGGAATCACCAGCTTCGCCAAGGCGTCGCGGGTGACGGTCAGACCAGAGAGCCGGATGGCCTCGTCGACGAACGCGCTTTTCTGCGCATCCGTCAGGAAGTCCGGAACCGAGGAGTTGATGTTCAGGATCGCCGGCCACTGACGCCCGAGGGTGTCAGGGAACGATCGCGTGAACTTCACTTCTCCTTTGGCCGCCCCGGCGTAGTCCTTGGTCGGTTTGGGCTCCGTCCGCTTCATCTGCAGCAGGGCCGGAACGCCGGTTGCGCCTTCCTCCCGATAGAGGGCGGTATCACCCGCCATCTTATAGGGAGTCAGGGTTGCACCGGTACCGGTGTCTGCCACGAGAGTGGACGGGATCACGATGTTGCTCATTTGAAGCTTTCAAGTGTGCAGCTAACGTTTGCTCCGGAGTAGAGCAGCGACGTCAGCCATTTGTTTCAGTTTGCACTGAAGAACGATTGGAGGAAACACGGGTATCCCTAGGTGCGTGCGCCTTTCCTTTGTATACACGTTCATAGTGTCTGATGACCCTACGGACGCGATTGGAGGCCAAGACGCATTTGCCAGTTCTCCAGCTGGATAGCTGGACACAGTTTGGGAAGCGATAATCCATCGCTCCGTGCTGTGGCCCATGTCTAGATATTCAACCCCGATCTTTGGAGTCAGCGCCCCCAGCCATTCACCAACCGGAGCGATCCGGTCGACGAGGAAGCTGAAAGGCACGAGCTCCCAGACGCTTTTAGGAAGATCAAACAGACCGAAGTCATTCAACCTTCGCACCAAGCCTTCCGGGGCGGACCACCTGTAGTGCACATAGCCAGTTGACTGGCAGATGTACTTTACGCTCTTACTTCCGTAATGGCGTAGGCCCCCGGCATCACTGTCGAGGGCGTGTACTGAAGCTTGTTCCTCCTTTGCGACACCGATTGCTCGGTGCACGTCGCGGGGGAGGAGCTCAGCACGCAGGTCCGCTTCGTAGACCGCTTTCAGAGCGTTAATGATGTCCATTACTAACGGAGACCAACCCATCCTATACTCCAACCACAGCCTTGCGGCGTCGTCAATGTAAGTAGGGTCATTAGTCATACGCAGATTAGACGTATAACTGGAGGATTTCCGGATATTCCCCCGCTTTGTGAGCAGGGGACGTCCATCTTCGTCCCATACAGCATACCGCCGAGGAAGCGGTTTTGCTTTTACGGACGAACCTCCTAAAAGCGCCTTGATTGCCTTGACGTCTTTCGACCTGCAGGCTTCAACGACTTTTGCAAGTTTCCTTGCTCGGTCTATGATCATGGCGAACGACTTGTGGGACTCGAGGATTGTTACCAATCCCTGAGTCGTGACGGGCGCAACCTTTTCCCACGTCTTCAAAGTGGCTTGGGCTCCGATGGAGCCTTCGTCAAGATGATTCGTGGGGAGGTTGTTCTCTAACGCCCCAAATACGATCGCAACCGTTGGACCACTTTCGGTTTGTGACGCACCAGTTTGACTATTGGTACGTTTTCTGCCGGAAACAGTGGCTAACGAGTACGTCTGTACTTGCATAGACATCGGGTTATTAATCCGGATGCCTTTGGTCACGGCTTTACTATATGGCCGCGTCACCACGTCACTCATGTAACGCATGTTACCTGTGAGTGCTACGTTGTTGATCGTGTCGGAGTAAATCAGGTTACCAACGTCATCTTGACCGAAGTAAGAGAACGAGGCACCGTGGACTTCCCCTTGCGTTCTAACACGCGCTACGGGATGAGGCAGCACATCAGCTTGCCTTGGTTTTGGTTTTCGCACAAGTCAATGTCTCAGGAACATCTCTCTGAAAAGTAGGTTAGGATCGGCTTACGCCGGTACCTAGACGAATCCCTCTCGGTAGAGAGGGCACCGATTTACCAGGCTTTCCCGATGAGACTGAAATCCTCAAC